TGGGAGGCCACGGGGACCGACTCCTACGGCCAACCCACCCACGGCGCGGTGCAGTGCCTCAAGGTACGGTGGGAGAACGGGCGGCGGCTGGCTTCGGACGCGAACGGCAACCCCATCGCCATCGACGCCACGGTCGCGACGGGTCCGAAGACGGTCCTCGCCGGCAGCCTGATGTGGCTGGGGAAGTTGGCCGACACGCCGGGGACATCGGAAACTCCGGAATCGGACTTGATGATCGTGGTGGGCTTCGACAGCGCGACGGACATCAAGGGGCGGGCGACGCGGCGCGAGGCCCTGCTCCAACGGTACAAGAACACCCTCGACTCGACGGCCTAACGGGTTCTCTGGGAGAAAGGTAAGGCGCGACGTGATCGACCCCGATGCGAAAGCCCTGATCGAATCCTCCGGCATCCCGTTCGGCCTCGTGGAGTCGGCGCGGATCGAGGGAGATCGGGTCGTGGTGGTCCACCGGTCCTACTTCGGGTTGGGGGACGACTACGAGGTGATCGAGTCCATCCTTTCCCCAGGGAAGACGGACGGGGGGAACCGATGAAATCCTCCGCGAAGGTCTACGGGTTGGAGAGGGTGCTGGATCGGTTCCAGAAGGAGCTCCAGACTTTCGCGGGGGATGGCGTCAAGGTCACGGGCACGGTCGGATACAAGGCCCCCCACGCGATCTACGTTCACGAGAACATGGAGATCGACCACCCCCTCCACGCGGACGGCTCCGGTTCGGTGCGGGACTGCGGGGGGCAGGCGAAGTTCCTCGAAATCCCCGCCCGCGCCATGCTGCCGAATGTGGGTCGGGACTTGGCGAAGTTGAAGCAGCAGAAGAAGGGGCTGAAGTTCTCGATCCGCACGCTCTGCGAACGGCTTCTCAAGGCGAGCCAGAAGTTGGTGCCGGTTCACACGGGGCGGCTCAAGCGCAGCGGTTACGTCAAGGTCGAGGCCCGCAACGCCGCGACGGGGAGATACCAGTGATGGACACGACCAAACTCGTTCTGATCATCGGAGTTGCCCTGTACGGCCTCGCGTTGGTCGTCTTCGGCGTCGGGTCCCTATACTGCCGTTCTCGGATACGTGCCATCGACGCCGAATTGAAAAGATTGGACGAAGCGCTGCAAAGTGCCGAAACCCCCGAACCGGAACGCGAACCCCCGTCCCGTATCCGCAGCATGTGGGGGAACCACCGATGACGGACTCCCCCGCCGACGTGGTGCGCCATTACCTCGTGGCCCGGTCCCTCGCGACGATCGGCGGGGCGGGCGGAGATTGGCCCGCGTTCTGCGCCGGGGAGCCGGGGAACCCAGACAACTGCATCACGGTGTACGACACGGACGGAGTCAACCAAGGACGGCCCATGATCGACGGCGGCGACGCGGGGCCGGAGGGAATCCAAATCCGGGTCCGGGCGACGGGACACGCGGCGGGGTGGGCGAAGGCGCGGGCGATCAAGGAGAACCTCGAATCATCCTCCGTCGCCGTCGGCCCCTACCACTACGGGCCTCTGACCGTGAACGGGCGCAGCTACCGAATTCAATGCGTCGTCAACATCGGCAACGTGATCCCGCTCGGCAAGATGGTGCCCGAGAACCGGCTGTCCCTGTTCACCGTCAACGCCCTCGTCCGCATCGAATCCCTGAACTGACCCCGCACGAACCGACGACAGGAGAACGACATGGCCGCGCCGACCCCGACCCCCCGAGTGACCCCGTCCGGCAAGCTGCTCCCCGACGGCTACCAGTCCCTCACGACGTTCAGCCTCGACACGGACATCGCGGTGTGGGAGGTCGAGATGACCCCCATCGGCATGGACTTCGGGGAGCCGATCAACATCACGAGCCAGCACAACGTCGCGTGGCGGACGATGTTCCTGCGCCAGCTGGCCACTGCCACACCGCAGACAATCCGGGGCTTCTACGACCCCGACCTGTACGGACAGATCCTCGCGATGCGCGGGCAGAACCAGACGATCACGCAGGACTACTACGACGGTTCCACGGTCTGCTACTACGGCGGCGTGACCCGCGTCGAGTTCGGTCCGCTCGTCGAGGGCACCGTGCCCGAGGTCACGATCACAGTCACCCCGACCAACCGCGACAGCGCGGGCGCGGAGTACGGACCGGTGGTGACGAGCGTGACCGGTACGTGAGACGCCGGCCCGCCCGGAGTGCCCTCGTGGGGTACGTTCGGATCGCGCCGCTCCCGCCGTTACCGGGTCCGGCGAGACTCAACCGTGAACGGGCGGGCCGGTTATTTCCTTCAGGAGCAATCATGGCGGACGACTTTCGATTCGACGATCTCCGACCGGCGGAGAAGACCTTCAAGTATCTCGGCCGGACCTTCGTGGCGCGGGAACCGGGTGCCGGATCGTGGGCCGAACACGAGAACGCGCTCCTCCGGTCCTACAAGTACAACGCGGAGGGCAAACTCGAACGGTTCGACGGACTGAACCACCTCGCGCCGCTGTTGGTCGGACTGTGCGTGTTCGAGGTCAAGGATGGCAAGGAGTCGGACGCACCGGTCGGAGAAACCGAGGCGAAGAAGTGGCAGGCGAAGGTGGTGTCACCGATCTACGACTGGCTCAAGGTCGCGGCGGGGGACCGGGCGGAAACGGCGGATGTACCCCCAAAAGCGTAGGCCGCTGGTCCGCGATGCTCCGCCTGTCCTACGAACTGAAGAAGCAGTTGCACGAAGTCACGGGATGGCGGGGACCGATGACGCAGCGGCAGCTCCTCGTGTGGTTGGCATGGCTCCCGACGGAGCGGTTCGGAATCGAGTTCCGGCCCATCGACCGGAAGCCGGCCGTCGCCCCGCCGAATCCGAAGTTCGTCCTCACGAAGGACAAGATCCGCGACATGAAGAAGAAGGCGCGCCTCGCCCAACTCGAAGCCCCGGCCCGTCCGGATCGCTTGGGGTTGGCGGCGCAGGGACTGAGGAGGGGACGCCGTGACCGTTGAGGAGATCCTCGTCAAGTTCACCGGAGATGCCACGAGCCTGACCTCCGCATCGGACAAGGCGAAGAACAAGACGAAGGACATGCGGGATGAGGTCGAGAAGCTCGACCGGATCATGGCGCGGGCTAAAGTCGGCACGACCGGATACGAGATGACCCTCGCCAAGTTGGAGGCCACGGCGCGGAAGTACTCGACCACGTTGGAGAAGCTCAACGCGCAGGAAAAGAAGATCGGAGCTTCGGTCGGGAGCCCCAAACTCGGGGGAGGTTACGGGGGCGGTGGCGGTGGACGACTCGGGATCGCCGGTTCGTTTCTCGCGGGGGCCGGAGTGTCGGCGGCGACGGCCCTCGGGGCCAACCTCCACGATTCGGCGAAGAGCCTGTTCTCCCAGGCCGAGAAGGCGATCCAAAACCAATTGAGCGGGTTCTCCGGCGGGGACGGGATCAAGTCCATCGAACAGTCGGAGAGGATTCAGAAGGAAGAAGAGGATCGGGCCGATTTCCTCGCGGGGATTCGGAACCGCCAAATCGGAGACCGCGCGCACGCCGTGGACCGGGAAGGGGCTGGGCGCAGTCCGACGTACCAACTTCAGGGGCAGGTCAAGCTCCAGGCCGACCTCGCCCGCCAGATCGAGCAGTCGAAGAAGAGCCAGGACGCCTACCGGTCGGCCATCGAATCGACGAACTCGGCCTTCCACGTCGTCCGGCCCTCGATGAAGATGGCCTACGACGAGGCCAACCGTGGACTGAAGGAGGAAGTCGCGCATTACAAGGCCCTCGAATCGGCGGCGCACGCGGCAGGCGAGAAGATCAAGGACATTCAATCCCAGGCGTGGCAGGCGTACCAACAGGCCCGGCACCAACTCGCCGGAATCGGGGAAGGTTTGTCGGGCCGCATCCTCGGACTCGACCCCAACGCCGCGCCCGAAGACATCGAGATGAACAGGCTCCGCGAGGACGCCCGCAAGCGGATTCAAGAGTTGCCGAACGAGACACAGGCCAACAAGGACAAGCTGCTCGCCAACGAGATGGAGGCTCTGGCTGGGAAGTTCCGCCTCCTCAAGATGGCGCGGGAGGACGCTTTCAACATGGACTTCCTTCGCGGGGAAGAGAAAAAGCTCGCCCAGTTCGGACGCAAGGCGGGAGAGGCATTCATCCTCGGCCAGCGGGCCATCGGCAAGGAAGTCCCGGCGGACCGGGCGAAGCAGATCCTCGACGCCTCGTACAAGCTGGAGGGGTTGGAGCTGGCGCGGGCCAACCGCAACCCCTTCGAGAAGGCGGCGGACGAGATGGGCCGGTTGAACCTGCTGCGGGAGCAAGGGGCCATCGACAACGATACCTACGGTCGGGCCATGCGGGAAATCTCCAAGACGACCCGCGAACCGGCTGCGGCGTCGAGGTCGGCGACCGGGTTCGGGAGTGCGGAACACTCGGCCCGCATCGACGCCTACTCCCGCGTCATGGGGCAATCCGGCGCTCAGAAGGACAACATCGAGCGCGCCCGCAAGGAAGCCGCCGACGGACCCCTCGCGAAGGCTCAGGCCGAAGGGAACGGCTACCTCAAGCAGATCGTCAAGAACACGACCGGCGCGGTGAACGTCCAAGTGGCCAATTTGGGGAACGACTAATGGCCTGCGTGCTGCTCGACGGCGTCCTCGAATGGGAGGGCGAGATCGACGACGACGGATACCGCACCTACCCGGTGACGTGGCAGGTGCAGGCCGACGTGACCGACGGACCCGCCAACGTCATGCAGACGCCGGGGTTGCCGGTGCCGGGGACGATGTGGTCCTACGACGCCGACGTGGACGTGTGGGCGTGGTGCCGTCCGGGGATGAAGGTCAAGCGGCACCGGGGCGACGGCACCCAAGACCCGACCGTGTTGTGGGAGGTGACGCAGACCTTCTCCACGAAGCGCCCGACGCGGGAGCAGGGATCGAAGCAGAAGCCGCCCAACGAGCGGGTGGACGACCCCCTGTCGGAACCCGCCAAGATTTCCGGCGGGTCGGTGAACTACCAGGAGGAACAGGCGTACGACCGATACGGGGCGCGAATCGAGACCAGCGCTCGGGAACCGATCCGGGGTCCGCAGGTGGAGTTCGACGCGGGCCGGACGCAGATCGTCATCGAACAGAACCTCCTGAACCTCCAGTACGACCTCGTGACGGCGATGCTCCACACGGTCAACGACGCGCCGATGTGGGGGATGCCGGCGCGGTTCATCAAGCTCTCGGACTGGAAGTTCTCGCGCCAGTACTACGGGCAAGTCTACCGGTACTTCGTGCGGACCCTGACGTTCGACATCTTCCCGAAGTACTACGCCCTCACCCCCGGCGACGAATCGACCCTGTTCGAGCTGGGTTCCGGGTTCGACCGCCGCATCCCGGACGAGGGGACGATCTGCCTCCGGGGGCAGTGGGAGCGCGACGAGAACCTCGAAACCTACGGCAACTGGATTCGGGGCCGGGACCGCGTGGGCGGCGAACTGACCCTGTCCAGCGCCCAGCCGTCGGACTTCGTGGCGTTCCAGGACTTCCACGGCAATCCGTCCAACGTCCTCCTCGATGGCCACGGTTGGCCGTGGGACAAGAACTTGGCGACGACGGGAACGGACGACGACTCGCAGGGCATCATTCCGGTCGAGTACTACGGGGAATCGAACTTCGCGTTGTTGGGCATACCCCCCGTACTCGTCTGATCCGATTCGAGGTCGATATGGCGAACGAATTCACGATCACGTCGGGATTGTCCCTCTCGGTCGCGCCCGCGTCGGGGAACCGGCAGTACCGGTCCGTACCGACTCAGTTTCAAGCGGACCTCGAAGACCTGCGGGGACCGACGCCGGGGCACCTCCTCGTCGCGACGACGGGTACGGACGTGAGCCTCGCGCAGCTCGCGACCCCCGGATTCTGCCGCGTCCAGAACCTCGATACCGCCAATTACGTCACGCTCGGCATCTACGACGGCGCGTCCTACTTCCCGCTGATGGAGATCGGTCCGGAAGAGTTCTACGTCTTCAAGCTCTACCGGTTTTTCGGCTCGGAGTTCGTGGGGACCGGCACCCCGTCCGACGTGAACACCCTGCGCCTCAAGGCCGACACCGCCGCGTGCAAGGTGCTGGTCGAGGCGTTCAACCGATGACCCCGACAGGAGCAACCGTGTCCGATCCGATTGTCGTCGATGTCCCGCCGAACGCCGAGTTCGAGACCGCCCGGCCCCGACCCATCGCACCGATTCGCCCTTCTCTCAGGAAAGTCGGTGCGCCGGGGCAGCAGAATCCGAAGTGCCGCCTCTCGATCACGGAGCAGGTGTACCACCAGTCCCCCGACTCCGATCCGACCGGCATCGCCATGCACTCGTCGCGGTGGCTGGAATCGGACGAACAGCCGTGGGTGCGCAAGACCCGAATCGGCGGGGAGTGGACCGTCCTCGACACGGGATTCGTGACCGACCCCGGAACGGTCGTGATCCAGAACGCCGCCCCGTCGTTCCGCATTAACCCCACGGCGGAAGAGCGCAGGGAGGCGGATGCCAAGACCCTCGTCCTCGCGAAACTAGTCCACGCGGAGGGGTGTTCGTTGATCCCCGGATGCGGTCCCTACATCGACGAGTTCGCCGAGATCGCGCCCGGCGAGTCGATTCGCGTTTCTCCCCTCGACCTCCGGGACTGGCGCATCAAGTGCCGCTCCGGCTACGCGCAGGTCACGATCACCGCGTTCCCCAAGTAGTCCCCCGAAGGGTGTCCGATGGCGGAAACCGCCTACCTCTTATCCGAGCGCGACCGGGACGACTTGGCCGAGATGCTCGCCGAGTGGCGCGGGCAGTCGGAGAACTCGTCCCGGCGACCCCACGTTCCCCGCCAGCGGCGGACCTCGGCCGACGTGTACCTCGCGAAGGTGCCGCCGTCGGGCATCCCCGCGCTGTCACAGTCCGGCACGACGGGAACCGGCACGGATAACCCCCTCGACGACGTGCCGGGGTATGCGGAGTGCGAGGTGTTCGCGCTCGACAAGTTTAACCCGACGGCCCCCTCGTTCGGCCGGGTCGGCCAACTCACGCAGTGGGTGTACAACCTCTCGCCCCGCGCCATCGAGGCGAACGAGACGCCGTGGGTGACGATCCACAAGGACAAGTTCGGAGAGTGGTTCGTGGCGGGAACGCCGCCGTCCGCCGCGACGGAGTTCGAGGAGATCGTGCGGACGGTCGATGTCGTGACCAACGTCAACTCGCGGGAGTGCGGACTCACGATTCAGAAGACCCCGTTCACGTTCACGTTCCTGCTGCCGGTCGGCTCGTCCGTCTCGGTCTCGGCCGGCGGATCGACCGGAACGGGTACGGGCAACGACGGCAACGACACGCTGATCGACTATCCGGTTCGACTGATCGATATCCCCACGAGCGCGAACTTCGTCTTCGACGCCGCGACGTGTACCGGATCGATCAACTTCGTCACCACCCCGTTCTGCGTGATGACCGGCGGGCTGGAGTGCTGCCCCGACTATACCGGCACAGGAACGGGGTGATCCGTGGCGTTCCCCTCGATTACCGGCATCGACATGAC